CGCCGTGGATGTTATTCAGGAAGCTGTAGAACACCTGGCGGCCGAGCCGGGACACGACGAGCGTGACACTAATTGGCACAGGCTCGAAGTAGGTGTCGCGGCCCTGCCTCGGCAACCCGCCCTGCACATCGACGCGCCAGATATTATTTCCGCGCGTCTGTGAGTAGCCTTTTGACACTATCGGCTTCAGTGAAGCCGGAAAACGAAGATTAGACATTATGCGAATCCTGGTTGCCCGCGAGTGTTGCGCCGCGATTTAGATATATCACTGTTGGGGTCCTGCATAGCCCTGGACACCGTTTCACTGATAATAACACGTAAGCGCCCCTCGTCGTCCTGTTCTGTCGTGGCGGAATCAATGCGCCCGGTGGTGTTGTTGACGATGGTGACGCCCGGCGTGCCGTTATTGTTGCCGCGCCCGCCCATCATCTGTTGTACCTGCTCCATCGTACGTACGCGTGACGCCCCGGCGGGCATGATTAATTCCGCCTTATTACGCTCACCGACCATAGCGATTCCGCCGGCCGCAAGGGAACCGCCCTGCTCACGCGCCGAGCGAATCTTAGCCACGTTAGCCAGACCAGCAGCAACGGCAGCCGCAGCCGCAATAGGCCCGGCAACCCAGCCGATTACGGGAATAGCCGCTGCCGACTGATACGCTGCTACCGCGGCCTGATAGGTGTTCATAATGGCGTTGGCGATAGCGAACGCTTTATACGCCTTGTTTCCCTCCCCAAGCGCCGTCTTCAGGTCGTCAGTTGTTTGCCCGAGCATTGATGCATATTCAGTACGGCGCTTCTTGTTGTAGTTGCTGGCGATAGCAACCAGCGACGCCTGATACTCTTCTTCGTTAATAATGCCCTGGTCACGGTATTGCTTGGCGACTTCCTCTTTCTGTTTTTGCTGGATGTCGAAAAGCTCAAGCTCCACTGCGTTCTGACCCATAATCTGAGCCATGAACTCATCGCCTTTCTGCTCCTTCTTGCGCTGTTCCTCTTTGCGTTTGTCCAGTTCTTCCTGGCGCGCAATATCGGCTTCGACGGCAATCTTGGTTTTAGCGTCCTCATACTGCTTGGCGCTGAGGGCGCCAGCCTCATTGAACTTCTGAAGCTTCTCCAGTTTCTGCTGTTCCTGCGCATTGATAGCCGCAAGCTCATCGGATTGCTGGCGCTCCAGTGTGTCAAGGAAATTACTGGCTGCGGTCTGCTGCCGTTGTGCTTCGTTCTTGGCTTGCCTGGCAGCTTGTTCATTTTTGCGGTTATTTGCTTCATCTAAAGCCTGCTGTTTTTTATTTTCGGCATCTTTGATGCGCTGCAAGTCCTGCCGGGCTTCTTCGTCCCTCGCGGCGTTGTACGCGTCAATTTGTTCTTTAGTAACATCCTGCCGTTTTGCAAAAGCCTCTTTATCGGCATCTGCTTGAGCTTTTACCCGGTCTTTTTCCGCTAAATTACCTATCTGTACATTTTTTATAATCTGGTCGTTCTGTTCTTTTAGTCGTTGAGTCGTCGAGTTTACCGCATTTGCTAAATTACCCTGCGAACCGGATAATGCATCCGCTTGCGATTGTGCGGACAGCATCTGTCTAATATTTTTGAACAGTTCGCCGTTAAAAGTAACGAGTGCAGTATTAGTGCCGTTATACTTGCCGTTGAGGCGCGCCGTCTCGTCACTCAGAGCCTTAATGTTCTCCGGTGATGCATTGCGCTGCACCGCAGCAAGCAACGGCACCAGCGTTTCAGCTTCCGCGTTGGTGATGCCGAACTTATCCGAGAGGTCTTCAAGATAGCCGGTGAGTGAAGACGTGCTCTGTCCGAGCGACATTGTTTGCGCGGCACCGATAGCCGTACCGTTAGTCCAGGTATCAAGACCATCCACAAGGTCCGAAATAGCCTGTTTAGCGCCTTCGGTCTGCGTTACAGTTGCCGATTGTGCTTCATAGAGACGCGCCTGCGCCAGCGATGCGGTGTCGATGTTGTTTGCCAGTTCGACGAAGCCATCGGATAATTCGTATGTGCCGTCTTTATTCTTCTGAAGCACGTCGTCCAGCGTCTTACCGGCGGCCTGTAATTCCTCGGTACTGGTTTTGGCCTGCCCTAACGACTTGTATAGCACGCCACCTACAACAGAAGCGAGCGCTACAACTGCGCCAAGAACTGCGCCACCGGGACCGAACGCCCCGGCGAGCTGTGACCCTTGCTGACCGATTGCCACAAATGCAGAAGTGCCGCCCTGAATCTGTACTATTAAGTCCTGCACCTGGTAGCCAATCTGCTGCGCGCCGGTGCCGAATGTTCTTAGTTTGGGGGTAGCTTTGTCGACGGACGCCGCCATCTTTGTTGCCGACGTGTCGGCTTTTCCGGCGGAGGACGCGAAGTCGTCTAGCTGTTTAGCGGAGGCCTCCGCGCCTTCTGTTTTTACTCTCGCAATCAGCGAAGCTGTATCAGCCATCGTCTTCTCTCGATTCGAATATCGCGTCTATACCCATGATAAGCTCGGCATCAAGCAAACTTATCTCGTCACCGGTAACAGACTTATACGCTACCAGGTCCTGCCACTTAATTATATCACGCGGGCATAATACCACCGATTCCCCGGTGTCGCGCTGCACGAATTTAAGGCTGCGGTACTTATCCCATACGCCGACAAAAATGGAAGGTAGCGACGGCACCGCGTCTTCCTTTCTAGTTGCCGCCTGAATCTGTCCGATAGCGATAAGGAAAGCCTCATGCCCCGCGGATATGCTGTCGAACTTCTGCTTACGCTGTCGGTCAACATAATTCCACCGGGCAAATTCATACAGCGCTGCTACTTTTCCTGTAACGATTTCCGACTGTCGTGGAAATGCTTGGCTACGACGGTGCCGAGGCCTTTATACTGCTTCAGCAGATTATCCATTGCTTCTTTACTAAACGGCTCGTCAAAGGACCAGCCAGACACCACAGCAAGCGCCAGCGCGTCGTTAAGCTCGTCGGCCTTCCAGTTCATCTCCGCGTTATATTTTGACCAGTCCTCAATCTCTTTGCACTGCGCGTCCAGCGGTGCCAGTTCTTCTTTAATTGCCTGATACGCGCGAGTGTAGTCTCGCCCGGCGCGCACGCCTTCATCGCAGGCAGGGCCAATGACGCGAAGCCACTCACCGGAGTCAACGCCAGACGGCAGCGGGATAGGCATAACAGTACCGGCAGCGTGCTTGTCCGCGTAGAAAAAGTCTTTCAGTTCCATCATAAATCCTTTGGTTAAGAGGGTATAGGTCCGGTTAAAACGCCAGGCGGGGACCATCCGCTTTTCGTGTGCGACACTAGGCGCAAAATTATTCTATCTTTTTTGTTGCTCTTTTGCTAATCGGCGTTTATATTAGTTCAATATTACAAAAGAGGGTAAGGCAATGAAAACAGTTATCGCAGTTATTTTAGGTTCGACAATGGCTCTGAGCTTCAGCGCGGACGCCGCTTCATGCAAAGACATTGGTGCTGCCGTAGTAGACCAGTTCGTCGTGGTCGCGGGATACAAGACCGAAACGCCTGAGCAGATTAGCGCCTACAACGGCCTGGTAGACTCGCAGGTTGCGTCTTGCGAGAACGGCAAGCGTATGCGGTTGCGCGGTCAGTCATCAAACAACGCGGCGGTATCTATCACTATCGCCGCCGCGCAAGCAGTAGACCGCGGCTCCGCAAAGTCTGTTCCGGGCTTCACGTCATTAGCCATGACACAGACCGCATTTTCTTACGGTTACGCATTCGGAGAATAAGCCATGACACAACTGAGCAATTCAAATATCAATGCCGTCGCAGATTTAAAGCCGGGCTACACGCTTGGCGCGGCGGATGTGGCGCTATTACAGGGAATGGCCCGCCGCCTGCTGGCTGCCGAAGAGCAGGAGCCGGTGGCGTGGGAAGTAAAGGGAATCCTGTGCCACACACTGGATGAGGCAAATGGCTATGTGGGCCAGCCAGAACCTCTCTACGCCGGCCCGCAGCCCGTCGCGGTGCCTGATGAGCGAATTTTAGTAAGCTGGTACCCAGATTGCGGCTATGAACCAGAGCAGGCAGAAGGATTTAACATAGGCTGGAACGCCTGCCGCGCCGCCATGCTCAACGCCGAACGTGTAAGGCTGGCTTACAGGTTGCCTCATTGGATTCCGTGCAGCGAGCGGATGCCGGAAGTTCATGAGCCAATTTACATATTCCATCCTGATTATGGTGTTGACCAGGGTGTGTGGTATGACGACCAGGAGAAATCGTTCTTTTGGGATAGCGATGAAACGAGATGCCGAGCGACACAGACGGTATCACACTGGATGGCTATGCCTGCACTCCCCGCCGCCCCACAGGAGCCAGCCAAATGACCTCACTACTCTACGCTGTTGGATTCTTCGCTGTACTCGGGCTGGCATGGAAAAACGGCAGAGTAGAATGAAACAAGGCCCCTTACGGGGCCTTTCTTTTATGCGTAGGCGATGCGCTGAATCACAATAGACGAC